GTCCGCAGCCGAACTGAACGGAAGGGGAGGAAGGGTATAGCGCAGCCGCGTCCGCGTTTGCCGTGTAGATGCCGAACTGAGCCGAGGAAGTCCATGCCGGCTTTGCGTAGGTCAAGCCCTCCTGCGTCATGAGACCGGAAACATCACTTGAGTTAAACGGTTCCGGGTCCCCCGCCGTGAGCCACTTTCCGAGCGTCTGACCGATGGCCCACCCTGCGACGCCGTCCTTTGAAGTGTAGTAAATATACTCGCCAATGCCGGAGCAGTACCAGTACCGGTACCCGTTGATCGTTCGGTAAAACGGCAGGTAATAGTGCGACCCGTCCGAAATCACTTTCCCGTAATACGCGACGGGCGCGATGGAATACGAGCCGGTTCTTCCGGTCTGATACAGCGCGCCTGCTACGCCCGGATCTGTTTTCCACCAGTACACCGTTTCGTCGTCCGTCGTGAACGTTGTCGGGAATTGCACCCATGCGCGAGACGTTTCAGACCCCGTGGCGTTTTGTGACTGGGAAATTCCGGTAATACTCAGGCCTGAAACCGACTCGCCAGCCGCAAACTCCGAGTAAAAGACCGGCTGGGAGACAGTCGCGCACTGCACGTCCAGGGCCGGGCCGAAAACCGTGAGAAGCTTAGTCCCGCCCCCGGTTGGTTTAAAAAAAAACCACCTTCCAAGGGCCTTCACATACCGGCACGTGACCGGCGCCTGATACTCAGGCAATTCCTCAAGCGTAGGCGCAGGGTAGGCCGGGAGTTGGTTGTCGCCGTTCACCGTAAACCCATCGGCAAGATAAATCCTGTAACGCTGACCGTCAAAGATTTCTCCCATCCTGCCAAAAACCTCGGAGGGCGTCGGCGTTAAAAGGAAAGTCTGATTGAACGAATCGGTGACGGCCAAAACACGCGCCTCAGCGGGGTAGTTTGTCGGTTCCAGAGGCGCGGCCATCACGGAGTGGAAGCCCTGGCTCCCGGTCGTTTCCGAAAGAAGCGTCTGCGGGTTGGTCGTCGTCCTGATGATCTCCACCTCGGATTCAGGAAACTCCACATCGTCCAGTGGCGTATTGTACCCGTCTATCCCGTCCGGGATTTCGACAAGCCGGATTCGAGACGGGCCCGCCTCGGAGTAAAGGCCCTGCTGTTTCTGGTCCTGCGGGTTCTGCCCGAAGTATTGAGCGGCCCGCTGCGCCGCCGCTTTGTCTTTGAAACCGTAAACGACTTTTGCCATATTAATCCACGCTTTCTGGAATGTCGGATTCCGCAAGGTTGAAATGCAGGTCGGCAAAATCGACCGATTCGTAACGGAAGAATGTTAGAAATACTTTCGGCTGTCCCGGTTTCAGTTCGTTCCCCTCCCCGTCAAGGTCCACCTCTTCGGCAGTGCCTTTAACTTCCACGACCGGCCTGATCGGCTTTGGAGTCCCCAGCGCTTTTTTGTCTCGCATCATCGTTCCACGGTCTGCAATGTGCCAATCCCACGGATAGTCTTTCAGTGGGTGAAATAAAATCTTGTAAGTTACTTTGAAATAATACCCGCCGTTGATCTCTTCCCGATCCGCGCTGATGTCATCAATCAGGCAGCGCCCCGCCTCGTACCCCATAAACGCATTCGCGTTCGTCTTTTGTGCAAACGTTGTGATCCACGTCGGCCCCCACACGTAAGGTTCATAACGCGAGAGCGTCAGGCAGGGAACGATCATATCGTCCTCCACTACCTGCATCTGCCCTGCGGAATTGGCGATCACGGCAGGAGGATCGCCGCAGTCTTTAGTAAAGGCGTATTTGATTTTCTGCGACGTCCAGCCGATCTCGACCGGCCACGTGATCGGGTCGGGGTTTGTCTCGTCCTGCCCGGTCTGATTGTTTCGGGAATCCTTCGCGCCACATTCCGAGTCATAATCATACTCAATGACCCACTTAAAACGCGGCGAACCGTCAACCCAAACGGTATTGGTTTCTTTGAGCTTGTAACCCTTGCACCGGCACCCGTCTTTCTGGTCCCCGATGTGCGGAAGGTCTGCCATCGTTTCCACGACGAGCCAGCTTTCGTCCAGATTGTCGGAAATCACGATGTACTCAATAGAAAATGACCTCGTGCGCCAATTCCACATCCCGTCACGACGCGCTTTTTCATCGACTGAAAACGAGCCCTCTTGAGTTCCTACACACGTTGCCATAATCAAACCCCCATTAACGCGACACCTTCGCCGCTGGAAAGAATGTCGTAAATCCCGGCCACATGGTCGGCCATCTCTTCTTCCCGCTCCTCTTTTGCGTCCTTGCTGTACTCGCCCAGCCCGTGAAGCCACTTTGCCGCTTCCATGCTGCCCTGAAAAATGGGTTTCAGGTTCTTTGTGAGTTCGGCTTGACGTTTCAACTGATTCGCCTTGAACTCCTTCGCCTTGCGCTCCTCCTCTGCCTTGAGCCGTGCTTCGGCTGCCGCTTTCTTTCGCTCCGACGCCTCCTTTTTCGCCGCCGCTTTCTCTTCCTTTTCGGCGGACTTATCGGACTCTAACGCCGCTTCCACGAGCGCTCTCTTCCGCTTCTCCTCGGCCTTCTCGTACTTCTCGATCTCTTTCTCCGCCTGTTCCAGTTCGGCTGGCCTTTGCGTTCCGGGGAAGTATATCGCCCACTTCGCGCTCGCATCGGCCTCGCGCTGATGCCTCTGGGCCAGCACAAGATCGTCGTTCATTGGGGTTGGCATTGCAACGGGCTTCCCGCGTTTTTCAACGTCAACAGCACTTTCGTCTTTTAATGCGTCTTTCGAGTACTGGTCCACTTTGCGAAGATAGGCGCGATAGTCCCTATCGTACTGCTGCTCCATTACTGTCTGAGCCTGTCCAAACACCGAATCGCCATATTCCCAGCCTTTCCCCATTCCAAGGGTGAATATCTTTTTGATTCCCCACAAAACGCGGTCTAATATCCACGCCATCACTTCGTAAAATTTAAGCGACGCCCAGCGCAGCGATAGCCAGAGAGACTGACCGAGGAAACTGAAACCTTTTGCGATAGACCCGCCATTAAGCATCGCCTGGAAAATCTTTCCCCAGCGGAATGTTTTGCCGATGATGATGCCGAGGACGGCGACCACAAGCGCCAATGCGCCGCCTACCGCGCCGAGCGTAGTAAAAATCCATGCTATGGCCGGAATTAGTACTTTTGTTACCGCACCAATAAGAAACGCCACAATGGTTTGAAACCCGGACAATACGCCACCGATGACCGTCAACGAAACTCCGATCGCCGTAAGCGGTATCCCGATCTGTACCATCCACGCATAGGCGTCGGCCAGCCACTTCACAAAACGCGGATTGTCGCCGACCATTTCAGTCGCCCAGTGCATCCACGCAATAAATTTTGGCTCCCACTCTTTGAGAAAGTTTTCGAGCGACTTCCCGACTTCGAGAAACATATCCTGCAAGGCCGACCAGATTCTTTTCAGCGACCCGAAAACCCCGGACTCCATGTGTTCGCGAATCTGCTCCGAAAGACCTTCCGCGTCCGCAAGCGCGGAATATGCGTTTTCGAGCGCGTCATCGTCGAACATCGCGCCAATACCTGACTGGGAACGCGCACCAAATACTTTGAACGCGAAGGCGTCCCACTCCTTGTCGGTCATTACCTTCTTGATTTGCGCAATGTCCGCGAGGATTTGACGGGCAGACCTCCGGTTCCCAGCGTCGTCAAAAACGGCGATCCCGAATTTTCCCAAATAGTCCACGATCTTTGAGTTTCCTGTCCGCATCAGGAAGTTTTTCTGCGCAGTACCGGCAATGCTCCCGTCGATGCCCTTCTGCGCCATGACCATATTCCAGGCCAGCATATCGTCGATGGTCCCCTGTTTGTCCTTCACAAGAGGCGCGACCTGCTTCATCGCTTCGCGGAGCGTATCGTCACGCAAGGGGGAATTGACGATTGCCGCCGTCATTTTGTCGATGACTTTGGAAACGCCCGCGCTGTCGGCGGCGTTGATACCGAAGGAGTTCATCATCGCACCGATACCCTGCGCCGCCCACATCGGATCGTCTTGTCCAACGGCGCGTGAATAGTCCATGATTTGCTTGAAAGAGTTTGTGATCTGGTCCGGCTTGAATCCCATAGAGGACATTTTTGCCATCACCGAGGATACCTGCTGAGGATCCCATGACGAATTGGCCGCGTACTGCCTGGCCGCTCCGGTCATTGCGTTATATTGCGCCGCCGACGCTCCGGATTTGACCTGCGCTTCCAGCATATTTCTCTGGAAATCTCCAAAGTCAGAAAGTGGGGAGTACATGGCACGCAAGCCAGCGGCTCCAATGCCCGTAAGAACGCCACCTTCAAACGTTAGCTTGCCGCCCTTTTCGTTCAAATAGGCAGTTGCCTTGATGATTTTCTGGTTTAGTCCGCTTAGCGCCTTCACAAGATTTTGGATAGATCCAAGTATGCCAATATTCATCCACTGGTTGTTGTGAATATTGGCTTTTTGGTAGAGGCTTTGTTGGGTTTTTGTCAGGTTTTGTTGAATTTTCGCCAAGACAGACGAAACCTTGTCCTGCGCTTCCAGGATTACTTTAACTTTCGATGTGGCAACAGACCCAAAAGCCATGATTTAAACTCCTTAACGAACGTAAGCGGCAAAAGTGAAAAGCTGCGGAAGTTCCTGCGCCGCTTTCTTTGCGGCCGGTTCAAGGTATGGACGGCGCGGGTAGTGGTAGGTTTTCGTGTCCTTCCAGATTTTCAACCGGCGCAGCGTCATTTCATCATTCTCCGCGAACGCCTGGCGCATTTTTCTCCGGTAGGCGTCCTTTGCTTTCTGGGAAATCTTTTTGCGCTGGCCGTGCTTGTTCCCGTGGTACGCGTTCCGCGTTCTGGTAATCCCGCCGCCCGTTTCGTGCAACTTCGGGACTTCCATAATGTGCGACCCTCCACCGGCAAACGGAGCCACCCCGACCGCATAGGTCAGCGGGGCCATTTTCGCGTACTGGATCTGACGGATACGGTAGAATTTTTTTGGCCTCCCGCTTCGCGTTACCCCCTGGCCGGGAGTCCCGATGGCATGAGGCGGAGTTCCGGCAGGAGCCGGGGCAGGCCTCTTTCCCTTCTTTGAGTAATTCCGCATCTTCAACGAGTTCATCATTCGACTTCGGACGCGGTTCGCGGCCACGGCCATCTGCTTCGGCAGCCCGTTCTCGTAGTTCCTCCGGATTTTATCGAACGCGTCGAAGTAATTGATCTTCGCTTTGATCATCGCCGCCTCCTACTTCACGCCGTGATTTACCACTGCGTCGCCGATATTCTTCAACATCTCAAAGTTTTCCCGCGTGATGCGCTGCCCAGTCCCGCCGTCGTGCGTCCGGTATGGGTGAAACGCTTCGGGCCCTTCCGGTTTGACCTTTCCGCCAAACGCGCCGCACACGACCGAGATTAGGTTTTGCGTGAGCGACGCGAGCAAAGACGTATGATCCCACCGTTCCATTTGCCGCTGCTGGTAAATGATGTACAGTTCCCGGAGCGTCAGGTCTTGCGCTTCTTTCCAGCCGAACCCGCAGCCGGCAATGATTCGGAAAAGTTCTCGATCGTCAAGTTCTGCAACTGTTTCTCGATCTCTTTCTGCTGGGCCTCCATCATCGCCTCCATTTTGGCGTAAATCTTCGGCTCCATTTTCGCCATCTTCTCCGCTGCCAGTTCGACCTCCTTCTCGCGCAGTTTGGAATATCGTTGTATAGCGGGTATGCTGTCCGGGCAAAAAAAACCGAGCGCCTCAATGAAGGCTTCCCGCGCTTTCGGAATGACCTCGCCCGTGACGCCGGAGAGGAATTTCAATTCTCGATCTTCCTCCGGCACGTCTTTGAAAACCTCGTCGATCTGCGGTTTCAGGACAACCGGGATCACATCGAACAAAACCGCAGCGCGTGTAACGATGGCCGCGACAAACTCCTCGGACGGGGAGATTATGGAAACCGGAACATTCGTAATATCCGGGTCAAACTCGTATTTTCTCAATCGGGCGTGCGTCGCCAGTGTCAGCGTCAGGTCCCACTCGTGCCCGTTCGCGTCCGTAAACGCAAATTTATTTCTTGCCATTCTCCGCCTCCTTTCCGAGCTTCTTTCCAAGCATCAGGGAATGAGTCTCCCGAACGCCGGAATAGTCTGCGATCTCCTGAACGTCCTGATTGTCAAGGACCCCCATGACGATCTCCTGATCCAGAAGGAAAACCCGGTTTTCTCCTGCGCCTGACCAGTGCGCGATCACGTCCCGGATGATTCCCGCCTTCGGGTGGGTCGGGTTCGCGTCGCACACTTCGCGCAGTTCAGCCAGTGTAAACGGCTTGAGGCTGCGCCGGTATTCAACCATTCCGGTTTTTACCGGGCGCGCCATCTTCTGCTTAATGGATTCAATACTCAATGTTTCGTTCCTTTCGTTGGTAACCTGAATGTCAGGCAGTGACCGTCGTCCACGCCGGAAGCACCTGGGTGCCGGAATTTTCAGCGTAGGTCAAAACGGCCTTGCAGTCAAAGCCTTCGACTTCCGAGAGGTTCTGGCTCATGTTCATCTGCGTAAGCAGAACGGGCATGCTGAAAATCTGGGTCCCGGCAGTCGAAGAGTCGCCGTCCGCAACGCCGAGCAGGAAAGCCGTGCCGCCGGTCAAATAACCTTGCAGCTGCGACTCCATCGAATTGTCAACACCGTGGAAGAATTTGAACGTCACCTCCGGCGCTTCCATTGCGCCGCCAAGTTTCACCTTATAGGCGCTGCCCCGGAAAACGAGTTCGATCTCTTCACGGGTCCAGTTGTCAAGCGAAACGTCCGAAACCCCTTTAACCTCCGTCCATGTGGGCGTAGCGGCCAGGGCCGAAACGTACAGCTTGCAATTATAACCAGTAACAGGACCAGCCATAATTTATTCTCCTTTTGTTATGCGTATCTGAAAACTTTGAAATATTTAACTTCCATGAACGCGCAGAACGTTCCCTCCGCCATTTCCATGTAGTGATATGGAATGGAATTTTCCCCGCGTGTCGCGCTGGCACTGATCCAGCGGTAGCCCAAATCGTCCGCAGCCGTCCTCAGCTTGTCCTGAATCTCCTCGCAGAGCTGCACGTGCAGGTCGATTCGGGAGTTTTGGGTTTCAGCTACGTCGCGGGCCGCGAAGATTACCGCGATCTGAATCTGGTACTCCTCGCGTACAACGCTATTCACTTCACGCGCCATCGATTCCAGAGAGGCCGGACGAGCCAACACAAACACCGCGCCGCCGTTCTGGACAAGTTCGCTGTAGTCTTGAACGGGGAACCAGCTTGCGGAGACGACGAAATCATCTTCGCAAAACTGGCCCGCGTTCTTCCCCAACGAAAGGATTTCCACAATTCGGTTTCGCAATGTCACAAGCCTGCTTGCCATTTACGCCTCCTTGAGCCCGGTCACGATGATCCGGGTGTGTTCACTTGTCACCCAGTCATAGGTGCTTGCGCTGTCGCTCGACATAAGAGCCGTCATTTCATACTGCCCCTGACGCCCGACGATGCGGAAAGTGCCTTGACTGGTGACGAGTTTGTCGCCAAATTTTGGAGGAAAGTAATCTACGCCATCCACGACCAGATCGGCCCGCTCCATGTAGAAGTTCGTGAAGAACAACGTAACCGGAGTATGTGGCGAAACCTGCAAATCCTCCACTGCCAGCATCGACTTGTTTACCGTGATGGGGAAAGACGCTTCTCCCCTCCGGTAAACCGCAGTGATCCCGGCGTGTTTGTTCAGCATTTTGCCGCATTGGGTCAACTGATCGTGAAAATTCATGACGCCCTCCGATTATCACGTGGTCGGAACGACCGGAGCCGCGCCCGGAGCGAACAGGAGGACAGTGACTTCGGTATCGCCAACGGCGACCGGAGCCCAGAGGCAGCCGTAGCCGGTATCGCCTTCACCAGCGACCGAAACAACGCCCGAACTAATCGTCACCAGATCGCCAATGGCGGCAGTCGCCACGGCAGCCGAGGCCAGCGGGAACGAATAAATGGAAGCCGGACCGGACAGGAACGCGATTCCCGTCTCGCCAGCTTTCAGGTTTTGACGGGTCACTCCCGTAAGCGCGCCCACCTGAATGATGGAGTTCGTCGGGGTATCGGCGACCGGAGTAACCCGGAAACCCTCGACAATGCCTTCAAATTTTGCCATAGTTAAAACCTTTCAAGTTTGAAGTTTATGCCTGAATTTCAGCCAGTCTCCCGGCCTCGCGCAAACAACGCCAAGGCCGGAAGCCTTTAGGCCGAAAACTTGTCTTTATGATCGTACCAGGTTTGCGCTAAATCACGAAACGGTGCCGTCGCTGTAAACCGCGCAGAGTTTATCCGTGTAGGCGTGGAAACCGATAGTGCCAAGAGCGCGGATGTTGAGCGCGTCCTTGTGGTCATACCACGTTTCCTTGACGCCCGGCGTTTCAAACCCGGCCAGAACGACGTACTCGCCCAGCGGATAACGGGTCGTATCGCCAACCATGAACCAGCCCGTGTCAGTCGCGCCGGTGATACCGCCTTCGCTTCCGAGGAACGGATCGGTGACCACTTCGTATTTTCCGACGTGGACGTTTCCAGCGGTCGTCGCGTTACCCGCCCACGGCCACTTGAAGATGTTGTTTGCCACATCTTCCAGAGCCAGCGGAACGAGAAGGAACTGCGGCACGACGTGGATGAACTGGCCGTTCTTGTTCTTCAAGCCGCCGAACAGTTTCTTCGCGGCGGACAGACCGTCAACGCTCAGAGCCTTCGTGGTCTTGTTCTTCTTGCCAGCCGTGTAGTTGCTGGAAACAACCGACCAGAACGTGTTCCAGAATTTCTCGGTATGTTCCTCGTAGATCATATTCACGAGTTCACCCGCCACGACCTGCAAGGCGCCCATGTCGTCGTTGACCTGGGATTCAAAGCTGATTCCTGCGATGATACCCTGCTTCCCGGTGGCGAATTTCGCGCCGCTGGAAGTCAGAAGCACCTGCGGGAAGTCCTCGTTTTCCACAAGGTCTTTGGCCCGGCCTTTGACCTCAAAATCGACGGTCGCCACGTCCTTGAAGTCGGTGGCAACACGGCGGCGGTACAGACGCTGCCAGATCGAATCAAGCAGTTCGTAGCGGTAGCGCATCTGCTTATCGATGATCGGGCTAAAAACGTTGATGTCGCCGTAGTCGGACGTGGAAACATTGGAGGCGTGGATCGCCTTGTAATCTTCCACGATACGGCGCGGGTTCCGGTAATCGACCGTTCCGCCAGTGGCTTTGATCGCGTCACCCATGATGGAAAGCATGGAGACGTTGGCCCGTTCGCGGTCAGCCGCCTCGACGCAAGCCGGAGCGAAGCCGCCCTTCTTTTCCAGCCAGTCGCCGGAAATCCCAAGATTCATCAGGGCCGAAGCCTGGACCACATCGGAACGTTTGCCGCCGAAGCCGGACGTATGAACGACCGGACCGACCGAACGATTCAGAGAAGCCTCAATACAGGCTTTCTGGAAAGCGTCAGCCGTGATGCCCTGTTTCAGAGCGTAGTTCTGCGCGGCTTTGACCGACTTGAAATCGGCCTCGTCAATGCAGACCCGCGCTCCTGCCGGAAGCTGGGTGCTTTTCGCGATGGTGTCGATGGAGAGGCGACGCATCCGTTCGGCCTCGTCCTCCTGCTTCGCCTGAATCTGCGCCTGAGCCGGTTCGACGGCCGCCGCCTGAATCGGTTCCGGGGTTTTAACCGGCTCCTTTTCAAGCACTTCGGGCGACGCGGAAGCGGCAATCGGCGTATTCACGCTTTTTTCTTCCATAGTTTTCTCCTTTTGGTTGTGCCCTGCCAGGCGGGCCGCCTTTACATTCGCCGTTCCCGGACACGCGCCGAAAACGCATATAGACAACTCCTTGATACTGCTTCGCGTTGCCACGTAAGCAGGACCTTGAAGGCTGTAGCCATTTACCTCGTAGGTTTCCCCCCGGCCAAGTTCGAGCATTTCCAGCGGCATCGCGCCGACTGAGACCTCATAGGGAAACCCGTTTTCAATGTTCTCTTTCACCTCTGCGGCGATACTGCCGGAGTTTGTGAATTTCCAGAGGGCGTACACCCCGCCCTCGTTCAGCGTCCGGGTGCCGATCGTGCCGGTTTGCCCGTTCGCCAAAATTTTTTGTTCCGTCGTGACTCCAATCGGGAGCCAGTCGTCGTGGTAGAAAAGCACCGGAGACGGGTCTTTCTCAAACGCCGCCCCGGAGAGGTCCAGCACGACCGGGTGATCATAAAATCCCACGTTCATTGGCTGGCCGGTATTCGCCACCATGTAGCAGACGCCCTCTTTGGATTCGATTTTCGCGGGCGTTGCGCAGCGCAAAAGTTCATTAGGTTCAAGCTGTTTCATCTGCGTTTTCCTCCTCCTCTTCATCGCTTACAGGTTCCGGCTCCGGGGCCGGTTCGGGCGTCCCTGCCGGGCCTTGCGCCTCATTGATCTGTTGTTGGAGTTTGGCCATCTTCAACTGGAAGCGCAGGTCCTCCTCAATGTCATCGCGGTATTCGTCAATATCCTTGTTGAACGCAAGCTCCTGAATGTCGCGGTCGCTCATCAGTCCGGCGCGTTTCGCCGTTTCTAACGAGTTCATTACCTTCGTCGGGTCGGTGTGTTCGATGGTCACTTTGTCCCACTGGAAGGAGCAGTCCGGGAGTTTTCGCTCGTGAATGGAAATCGTGTGCCGCCCGAAGTAACCGGGAATCAAACATCCTAATTCATACCATGCGCGGGTCATTTTCCGAAGCACGACCTCGGCGCACTGGTTCCGCTCCGTTTTCTGGGCGTTGGTGTAAATCCCCGCGTCCAGAACGCCGGAGGCCATGTTGCTGTCCTTGCTGCTCCCGATCTGCATATTGAACGGAACGAGCAGAGGACGGGCAATTTCCCGAAGCAAGGCACCGATAAACTCGTCATACTGCTGGCCGACCGGAACGCGGTCAAACGTTTTCATACTCATGCCGTATGGCAGAATATTGAACATCCCGCTTTCAATCGGCATGGTCTCGAACATCGGACCCGCTGCCGGGTTTCCGTGTTCGTCCGTTCCCTGCGGCGTCACCCAACCGGCCGGGGCCTGGCTTTCCAGAACCGCCGCGAGGCTGGCTTGCAATTCCATACACTTCACGAGCGCGAACGTGTAACGACGCGCCACGGCGCAAAGCGGAATGGACGGCGTGAGTTCGGGAATACCACGGCTCCACCGACGCATTTTTTTGAACCAGTGACAAACATGTCGTTCCGGGATCCACTGGCCCTCGTCAATGCCTCCAAGCATCACGTTATAGGTTTCGCCGGGGTGGTAGTTGTACACATAGTAAGCCTCCGGGAATCCCAGCCGGTCCATCTTGATACCGTCCACGTGCATCAGGTAGGAAACCGAAAGCCGGTCACGCCCCGCTGCCGGGTCCGTCACGCAGTCCGGCTCAATGACTTTGTAATCCAGCTTGACTTCGTTCTCAAGGCGCGGATTCAAAATGGCAATGGCAAACGTTTCCCCCGAAACGATTTTGTCCATGCGCATTTCCCAGAGTTTCTCGCGAAGCGCGATCTCATTCTGCCACTCGGAAAACCGGGTCTCGATCTGCTGGCGGCGTTTGGCCGGAATACTTTTGTCTTTGATTCTCAGCCGAATGCCCGACCCCGCGAAGTCGTTACAAATCGTCTGGACGATGCCGTTCAGGTAGGGATTGTTTTCAATGACTTCAAAACGGCTCCGCGCCATCAGTCTCCGGCGCACTTCCCAGCGGTTCGCCGCGTCGGGAGAAAGGCTGTCCGCCTTCTTCCAGTGGTTGACGTTCGTTGGGTAGGTCTGCGCCGCCTCGTAACGCGCCTGAATCATGCGCTCTCCCTGCGTGCGCATAAACGCCATGCGCGTTTCCATCGCCTGGATGCGCGTCGTGAGAGCGTCGATAATTGCCTGTTTAGTTTGTGCCATTTTGTTTGTCCAAGTTGGGCCGCGCTTTGTCCCAGTTCACCGAGTAAATCATTATATTTTGTTCCGGTTTTAAGTATTTCTGAGCTGAAAAATACCTAAAACACAATGGCTGGATTTGTCCCAGTTCGAGCCTCGCGTGTCTCAGTTCAACCATATTGGCCGTCGTAAACCGTTCTTGCGAACATGATCCCCCAAGGGGCTCCGCTGGCCTTCTTTTGGGAGAGGTACTGATCCGCCTTGATCGCCTCGTCCACGGTCCGGTTTTTGACGCGGCCTTCACGAGTTTCAATCTCCTGCGGCGAGGCCATCATCTCCATGAGTTCCGCGGGAGAAATCTGCGTCTGCTGCGTCTCAATGTGCGTCTCCTGCGTCGTTTCGTTTGTGTTCTCGTTATCTGGCATCGTGTTTCTCCTTAACCCATAGTCGAGTAACAGGGAATATATTCCGCGTGCGGCTCTCCGTTCGTGTCCTTTGCCACGACCTGAATGACGTAGTGCGTATTGTTGGCCGGGAACGGAGGCGAGGCGATGGCGGAAATCTCGTAGCTGAAATTGTAATCCTTTTCCGTTTCCGGGTCCTCCGTCACGCTTGACAGGAACGAGGAAAGCGGGATCGTCACGTTATTGTGTCCGGGAACCGCCGCCTTGCTGTTGTTCCACGTGTTCATCGCCCAGACCGTGTAAAACGCGGCCGAAACATCGCCGGGAGAAATGGCCGTCCCGGTGCAGTCGGTGAACATGGCGCGAAGCCTGACGCCCGCCGTTGGATTAACCGGAATTTCATTCATTGCTTTTCTCCAAAATTACAAAACGTGTACCGTCCAATTTGTCACCGTCCAGCCGTTGTCAACCGGTCCGCCCGTCACGTCCAGCCCGACCCATTCGACGTGAAACGGGACGAAAATCGGCGGGTTGCCATCCACGACCAGGGCCATCGCCGCGTCGTCGAGCGTGGAGAGGGGATAGTCCTGCGCCCCGTACCATTGCGTGATGTCGTAAGTGTCCGGCAGACCGTCCGTGTAGGAGTCCAGCGTGGAGTCCTCAAGGAGCGCGAGTTCGTCGTCTGTCGATGTGTACCAGTCCATCATAGGGCCTCATAGCCGGTGTAAAGGGAAGTTTGGACCGGATAGCTTGTCGAAGTCCCGATTGCCTTCTGGATCACGCGAAGGTTTTGGATCATCGCGTAATAGCTCGCATAATGGTGAAAACCGACGGTCATTCCGGCCGAGGTGCCGGTAAAACTCGCAGCGGATACGGAAGCGACTTTGGCCCCGTTCGTGTAGATATACAGCGTGTTTCCCGACTTGCAAAAAGCCTGATACCCATCCTGTACATCATATCCAAAATCGCCGCCGAGGCTTGTTCCATTCCACCAGATACCCTGTTTAACACCTTCGTTGTTCTTTTGGCCGAGGTACAAATTCCCGATTTGCAGAAACACGCAGCAGGCACGGACATGACCTTTGTAATAGTGGAAGTCGAGCGACCAGTCGCCGGAAAGGTCCAGCGTTTGAAAGTTGGTTTGAAAGTCGCTTTTCGTTCCGTTTGTAATCGTTCCTCCGCTTGAGTATGTCAAGCTGGTCGTGATGGGGTGCCCATATCGGCTCACGTCTGCTTGTGAGTGAGAAATGGGCCAGCACCCCAAAAGTTCTTGTGGAGGCTGGGGTTTGCACAAATATTCCAGTGGCCCGATAATCGCACTGCGCAAGGCGTCAAAGTTCGGCATTTACTACCTCCTTCTGCGCTTCCAGTGCGGCTATGGCGTCGTTCACGCGCTTGATCTCCGTCTGGGCCTTCTGTACCAGCCAGAGGTACATCGTGGAGAACTCCTCAAAAGTCATCGTGAAGTCCGTCCCGCTTGCGTCGGTGATCGTCGTGGGGAAGTTCGCGCCGTTGGTCATCAGGCCGATCTGCATAAGAGTACCGTAATACTCTGTAATCCAGATGGGCTTCAGCCACATCGTCTGCGCCCCGAAGGCGTAGGAAATCGGGGTCGTTTTGTGGGCTTCATAGCCGGCATTGACCGCTGCGATCTGCTCATCGATCCGGGCGTTATGAATCGCGGCTTTTTCCGCCGTGGAAAGCTCGGTGACGGTCCAGACCTTTTTGATCGTGCCGTCCACAACCGACCACTCGAACGAAATTTTTTCTTCGTCCGGGTCATAGGTCGGAGCCGGAGTCTCTTCTTTCGGGTAGCCGAGGCCGTGCGCGTCGATGAAAACGTCGGTCGGGTTTGTGATGGTCAGGCCGTCAAAAACAACCTTTCGGATCTCAACGGGGGCGGAGTTTTCGAGTTTGTATCTCACGGTTCACCCCCCTTCTTACATGGACTTGACGAAGCATTTCAGCCCGCCGTAAGTTTTCAGGAAGGTCAAAAGGTAGGTCGTGGACGCTGCCGGCGTAAAGTCGCCGCTTGAATCGCAGTCATCGCCGAAGTGTTTGCACCCGGTCGGCTTCGTGTAGGTCGTTGCCGTCGAGGGCGAGGAAAACTCCACGACGCACGTATCGCCCGTGTTGCTCAGTCCGTTGGTCAGCGTCAGCGCGGAAACGGCGGCGTTCGTCAGGGCCTTGTAGTAGCCATGCGCCAGCGTGTAGGAGACCGAGCCGGATGTCGAATCCGTTGAGACCGTCCAGCCGGAGCCAACACCAGCCGCGCCGTCTGCGCCTTTGACCTCGCCCGCGTCGATGGTGCTGGTGTCGGTCAAAGTCAGGATCAGGTGACCGGAGCCGTTCACTGTTGCGCTGGCAACGCCTACCCCGTTTGTTCCGTTTGTTCCGTTCGTTCCGTTCGAGCCTTTGAGGTTTCCGAGGAAGTTCCACGTGTTCGCGGCCTTGGCGGTGTAGAAGTTGAACGATGACGTATTCAGGTATGTGTCATGCGCTTTGGAGCCTTCCACAGCGTAGGAAATATCGCCCTCCGTTCCTGTCACTCCGGTCCCGAAAAAGGCCGTGTTTCCAACGGTCCCGTCAGTAAGCGTTTCCTGAATGTCCGCGATCATGTTGGCCGCAGAAACCATCCCCTGATCGTACCTGTTGTAAGGCGTGGTCGTGCTTGCGCTGGCCGTCAAAGGCGGATCGCACATCCAGATCGGGTTGTCAACAGTTCCGTAATTTTTCAGGTTTGGCATAGCTTAATCCTTGTCGTAATCGTGTTCGTGTTCGCGCCTCAATTCGGACTCTTTGATGGTCGTTTTCAGGTCCGAAATGGCCTCGGAAAGTTTCTGCAATCCGCCGTTTATCCTTGTCAGCGTGTACCAAAACAGGATCCCCAAAAGGACCGTCGCGGAAAGCTCCTTGAAGTCCTGAATTTCCGGGACCTGAGCAATTAAAACGGAAGCGAGGAAATAGGACAAATAGAACGGCGCATCGTGCATCAGGCCACCTCCATCGGGTTCAGGGTCGGTTTCACTTCGGGATCATAGGGGGACTCGGTGTAGGTGATGATGGCCAGGTCGTTAAAGCTGGAACTCATAAAGTATTTCAGCATCTGTTCATCCATCCAGCACCCGAAGCGCGGAGTGAAACCGTCCGACGGGTAAATGTCCCCGTGCGAGTTGATCCAAAACACGTAGCGCGTCCCGCCAACTTCCTGATACCCTGAAAAGGCCGTCGCGTGAGACCAGCTTCCGGTGACTGTCGCGACCGGAACTCCGTTTTCATCAGGGGACGCTCCACTGACGGCGCGGGAGTTGCCGACGAAACAGGCAAACCCCTTTTGACAGGCAAGGAGAATGGCCTCCCACGGCTTTTCCCCGTCGTACATCGTGTAGCCGATCTGATGGGCCAGCGCGTTTTCGTCCTCTTCCGGCTGGGTGGTGCGGATGATCCGGCCGGGGTCATACTCGCCCACGTCCTGGACCAGATAATTTCCGTACTCGTTCCCGGCCATAGCGATCGCGGCGATGGATTGACCACCCGAAACAGAGCCATTTTTTGATTTAATCCACGTGACAAAGGGATTAAACTTTGTGAGGATTTGCTCGGAATATCGGTTTTCGATCTGGTTGATCAGGGCGCAAGTGGCCGCGTTTGCCATCGCGAAACCGGCACAGTTGGGCCGGTAACTCTGGGACGGTGTGAACCATTCAAGCGGGTCCACGACCTGAAACCAGTTTCTTTGTGGGTGTTGGTCCGGCTGCTCCTTGAGCCACTTCTCAAAGCTGCTCCACGTCGAAACGGGGGGTTTGTCCGTCTCGTCCCACGGAGCCGCAGCAAGTTCTACCGCCGCCATCGCCGATGGGGTCTGGAAATTCGGAATGCACCCGAAATCCTGAGCGCGCTGCACATCGTCAAAATACATCACTCCACCTCCTTGAGAAATCCCTCAAAAGAGGCTTTCACTGTCTCGCAGTTCGCGAAGTCGGTCTGCTCCGTCCAAACGTCCAGAGCCGCCGAAAGTTCCGGGGAGATTTGACAGTAACCGCCAGAGCAGGATTTTCTCTGAATTTCCTGCTTGAACGTGCTTCTCGCCCCTTGTGGCGTGCGGATGGTGCCCGCGTCAATACCGTCGATAACACGGCGCAGAGCATACGCCGCCGTCTCTTTGTCCTTTTGGGTCAGACTGATGACCGGAGCCGGAGAAGGTTCGGGGGTCGGTTCTGGAACCGGGCCGATGATTACCGTGGTCTGCGTAATTACCGGCTTGCTTTTCTCCACACCGAAGAAAATGACCGTCAATTCGCAGTCGCGCCGCCCCACAAAGTAAAGCGTTTTTTCGTCGGAATCTTTGGCGAGGTCCGCCGCGTCTGGCGGATAAATTAACCAATCCCCTTGAACGTCACTGGTGACCTTTTGAAGCCGTCCGGCATCTGCTCTTTCCGGCGCGGTGAGCGTGGCAGAATGAACAAAGACCGGACAGGCCACAAAAAGGACGAGCGCAAAGGTAAAGGCGATAAGTTTCAGGTTTGACCGAATCATTCATCCCCCTTGTTCTGGAAGTACTCAATAACGGCGGTCAAGATGTAGAATAGAATTTTTTCTAAAATCGCGTTCTCGATCGGTCCGCCATATTCGTTTTTATTGGAAACTTCCAGTGATTCAACGAGTTCTTTGTACGGGCCCTGGGTGGAATCCGGGGCGGCGCAGAGCTTGCTTAATCTGTCCAAAATAAACTGGCGAATTTGTTCAACCTTCGCCGCGTCCCGAACCCATGCTTCGATCTGGTCGATGGCCCAATCGTCGATGACGGTCTTTGTTTCCGCAGCCAGAACGCGCATTTTCGCAACGCCCAAAAGAAGAGCCTTCTGAATGGTTTGCGCGTCCAGTTTTTCGGCGGCAGAATTGATGAGCCAAAGAGCGACCGTCTTTGTGATTTCAGACCATGCCATAACAAACTCCTTTTGAGGTGTGCAAATTTCAGAAATCTTTCCCGATAGAAATTATTATAGAACAGAAAAAAATTTTGTCAATCCGGTGTAGAACTATTTCTATATTTCAAGGTAACAATATTTAAAATTCTGTAAAATTCTTTTACTTCGGCCACTTGCCGCTGATAGTCCGGGCCTTCTTTCCACTGTTTATTGAGTTCTCTCGCCTCGCGTCGCATGGCGCGGACGCTCTCATGACTGGTTGCAGCTTCTTTGATTATCTTTGGGTAATACACAAAAACCCCGTGAGGAGCCGGTTGTTTATATCCCTCCTCCTCCGGGTAGTGATCAATGAGGCAAACATACTCGCAGAGTCTTTCCACCGAGTAGCGCCTGAATTTTGAAGTGGTCATCACCTTTTCCAACGGCGCTCCTCCCCGGATTTCTCTTTTGCCTCCCTGATGCGGTCCCGAAAACTTCCACCGGAGGCCGCGACGGGCTGGGTGGGCGGTGCTAAAATCTGCGGGTTGGTTTGGTATGTACATCCTTCAAACGACGCGAGGCACAAACAACCGGTCATACAGTCCAGAAATTCGTTGTCCGTGTCCGGGACGGGGTTCCACAGATTACGGGTCACGCCAAGAGCCGTCATTTCCGTGGGAATCTCGCTCTCGCATACCTGACGCGCAAAGAGTTCATGCTCGAACGGCGGAGCCTTGTAGAGCGTGATGCTTCCGGGCTGACCGGGTGGAGTTTCGAGCCGGGTGAACAGTTCGTCCTTCCAGGCGTTCACGTCGGAAAACAATTCATAAAGTGCCGAGTTCGCGTTATACTTGTAGAGCCATCGGCACATATTCGCGCTGGGGTTCTGGTCGGTCTCATACCGGACCGTGGTCGATTTTCGGGTGTTGTCGATACCCATACGGTTGGCCCTGATGCCCATACCGTGATAGGGGACCACGACGTTAAACGGGAACCACTTCGCAAGCGTTCGGGCGTTCGCCGCCATGATACCCTCCTGACTGTCAACTCCAATCCGGGAAATTGTCAACTGGATTCCCGACGTTTCCCGCGTCCACTTCCGATTGAGAAGGTACTGGATCAGATTCGAGATTTCCACGCGGTACATATCCGTTATGTTGAGCGTTTCCTCTCCGGCTGAATTGCGGATTACGCTTTCGCTGGGATGTTCTTTCAGATACTTCTGCGTCAAGAGTTTCCAGTCGTTCGCCTGTCGCCTTCTGTAAATGCGCTGGCCTCCGAAGTCCGGCCATGTGCCGTAGTCGGTTATCACGCCCGTCATATCCGCCTCAAACGCGCATACGACCCAGACCAGATACTGACGCTGAACGTCGATAAACGAAACGACCTTGACTGTCTTTTCCGGTATAAATCCTTTGCGGCATTCGCTCTGTTTCTCCGCAAAGTCTCGCGCTGAAATGTGCGCGGCCCGGTCCACCAGCACATCACCCCCGACCTGCTGGCAGTTGGAAAGAAAGAGCTTGTGGTTCTCAAACCGGAGGTGCATCGCCTCCTGAATGGCCGAGGCAAACTTTTTTGAGTACCGCGCTTTCCAGGAGACTTCAAACCCCAGATCAAGGATGGCCCTGTATTTCCTGTAGAATTTTGTAGCGTCTTTCAAATTGCCGTTATTCCGCAGGGATTTAATTTCCTCCTCGCGGTATCGCTGCCACATTCTCGCCGTTTCGGTCTCGTTCGTGATTTCCGTGTTGGTCATTCCTTCCGGCCACTTCGTCACCATCGGAACCTTGAACCCGCGCCAATCCGGTTTCTTTTCCGGGTCACTGTACAGGTCCGCAAGGTCGCCCGATTCAATAACGGTGCAGGGCATGATGATCCCAATGTCGTTTCCCGCTCCGGCCAAATACCGGATCGTTCCCTCGATCGTCTCCTCATATTTCTGGCACGTGTTTTTGTTTTTCGCGCTCGTGTCATTCTGAATATCATCGACGATGGCAAGGGCAGGACGAATACTTTCAAACGTGTACGGGTGCTGAATGTTGCCGCCTCGCAGGAGGGAGGAATTGATTGAACAAGCGGAAAAGCGGTCCCACGCTCCGGCAGGAATCCAAACGCCGATCTCCGGGTGTTCCGGGTTTCGCGAAACGAATTTGACGCTTTCCGGGTCCTGCACCTGATACATAAAGGCGTCCGCTTCGCTCAACACCACGGCGGGGAGATGGATCACTCCCTTCGCCCGGTCCATCACGGGGCACGTGTGGAAACCGTTGTACGTCTGCGACTTCGCCACGCTCCCGTTTTCGTCCGTTCCGATGAGGGAAAGAGGGTAAACCAGTTCGGGAAAATCCTGTTGAATAAGCGGGGATTTTAGCCACGTCAAAACCGTGTCGAACGCCTCGCGGGATTTTAACTCATTGGCAGCGACGAACCACGTCCACTTTGACAGACCAAAAAGCATTGCGGCCATCGCGCAGAACAAACTCCACATGGTTTTTCCTCCTCCACGCGGGAGAAGGATCGCCTGTTTCATCTGCTCGTACAGCACGTCTTTCAGCAGTTCGACCAGCTTGTAATGGTAATCGGCGGGAGGCAAACCGAAAACGTCCGGGAGGTAGGTCCTTGCCGCGTAGATTAAATCCTTTTTGGCTTTCAGTCTCCGCTTCCAGTTTATCCCATCAAAAGGTATCGCGTCTATTTCGCAAGCCGCCCGGTTCTCAGCTTGTTTGCGTTCCCGTTCACGCTTGCGCTTCTGCGCGCCTTTTTCCGCCAATGCAAGCCTGGTTTCTTCGTCCATGATTTACTTCTCTTTGACAACAAAAACCGTCTCGTCGTCAACCGTCTCAACGGATTCAATATAACGTTCCTTCTGGAACTGGAAAACCACCGCGTCAACAAAAATCCACCCTGGCTTTTTGTACCGTGACGCTATGGCCTTGCACGTCGCCACGCTTCCAACATACCGGAGCTGTTTGAAAATCCTGATTACTTCATTCCCAACCGTGTCCGGCAGTGTTTCATTCCGTACTTCTCGCGGCGTGATTATCTTGACTTTCATTTCGCGTCCTCAAAAATCAAATACCCTTGTTCGTCGTTCGGCTTTACCAAAACGATCTCGCCGTTCGTCGGCGGGACCGGAGCATCGGCGATTCGTTTCTCCGCAATTTTGAAAAAGTGCGGGTCCAGCTCGCTCCCGAGGAATTTTCTGCCGGTCATCATCGCAGCCACGCCGGTCGATCCGGATCCCATGAACGGGTCAAGGACGGTTTCACCGGGGTTTGTGTACATCTTGATCAGGTGCTCCATCAGGGCGATGGGCTTCTGGGTGCTATGCACGGTCGCATGTTCCGTTCCGCCTCCGTTGTAGTTGCTGAAAGTCAATACCGATTTATAAAATCGTTCATTCGTTTCTATATAACTCGAAGCACCCATATCAGAAAACCCTTTATACCGATTCGCTTTTTGCCGTCTCTCTCTCTCTCTCTCTCTCTCTCTCTGGAGCCGATACTTTTGAGGGTGGAAGACTGGAAGTGAACGATAAAAAATATATATTGTTTCGTGGATTGGAATTGGTTGTCTGTTGACATTCAGAAAGCACGCTGCGCATGTTTTGTTCCATACCAGATCATACCGGAATTCTTTCCGGCTGGCCATAATCCAGTCGATTCCGCTTTTCGCGGTCCCGAAGATGATAGCTGCGCCGTTCGGCTTCAGTACCCGCCACGCATCACGCCAGAAGCGCGGAATGTTAGGCACCACGTCCCACGAGCACGCCGTTATCCCATAGGGCGGATCGGTCAGGAGCAGGTCCACGGACCCGACCGGGATGGTCGGGAGAAAATCGAAACAGTCGCCGTTGTAAAGGGTGTAAGGTTCGGTCATTCCTTCTTAAAACTCCTGCTCATACTCCCCGCCGTAGTACTCGCCCTCATCGCGTCGTGAGTACCTCCGGCCACCGTCACCGCCTCGGTCGCTTCCACTTTGCTTCACCGCTGCGCTTCCTTGTAATGATAAGAATATTAAAAAGCCGTTTCCGGCTATGCTTCGGAGTTCGATTTCCGGCTATGCTTCGCCTTCGGCCTCTCCAAAGGTCAGATACCCTTGCGCATCGTTCGGCTTGACGAGCACCACTTCCCCGTGTTCGGGAGGTCTGGGCGCTTCGGAGATGCGTCGCTTGGAGACTTCAAAAAAGTGCGGGTCCAGCTCGCAGCCGATGAACTTCCTGCCGGTCTGGACGCACGCCACGCCCGTGGAGCCGGAGCCCATAAAGGGGTCAAGGACGGTCTCTCCGGGATGAGAGTATGTCTTAATCAGGTACTCCAAAAGGGCCACGGGTTTCTGCGTTGGGTGGATCCTGCTGGCATCTCTTGAAAACCGGATAATGGAAAGAGGGAACCTTCTACCGTCCTTGCTTTCGGTCTCGCTCCGATAACTGGCCACGGTCCCTTTTTCGGACAAGCCTTCTATTTTGCGTCTTCTCTCCCCCCCCCCCATTTTATAAGGTTTCCCGAACCAATAGATGGGATTATAAGTTGATTGTCTTTGAGAAAAGACTAAAATATTCTCATGGCTTTTCATTGGTTGGTGCCGGGCGTTTTGAAAGTTGCTCCCTCTCTTTTTATCCCATATCCAGTCATACCGGTAAAATTGACGATTGGCCAGTCTGACTTCACTGGAAAAAGGCTCTGACCCGAAAACCACACACGCCCCTTTAGGTTGCAGCACCCGCCACACTTCTTGAAAGAACCGGCTCAGGTCCGGCTTCTCGTCCCACGCACAGGCCGTCACGCCGTATGGCGGATCGGTGAGGATCAGGTCGATGGAATTGTCCGGGATTTTTTGGAGGTACTCAAAACAATCCCCGTGAAAAAGTTCCACGCTCATTTCCGCTTCACTCCGTAATGCTCTCTCACCCATTCATGCCATTCCCTGTTTAACTCTCTCGCTTCGCGCCTGGCTTTCGTCGCGTCCTCGGTCCGATACTCCTTGATAGAAAACTCCATCCAGTAACGCTCCGTGGAAAACCGCTCGTGCATACGGTCCACCAGCATCAAGCCAAAACCACAAACCAAAACGTAATACCGGGTCCAGATATACTTGGGCTTTTTCAGGAAGTGGTTTCGCGAGTTCACGTCCCGCTGATTCACGAGGTAGTTTCTGCCGTACTTCTCGCGCCAGCGTTGGAGGTTCTTTCTCGCGATGTTCATGTACACCGTGTTACATATCAGGGCGAAAATCCGATGGTCGGAGATCCCCGTCTCCTGCGCGACTTGCGCCATCGTCAAGCCGTCAAGCAAAAGGTTCTCGATCCGGTCCCGGTCCTCGCGTGTCATGCGGGAGCAGTTCGCCTTTTGGCCTCGCTTTTTCGCCATCCGTTCGCGGAGATCATTTTTCCAGTTCTCCTGCGCGATTTCATAGAACGGGGTGCCCTTGATAAAATCCCGGATGGCGTACTCGCTCACCAGCGTCTCTCTTGAAATCTGCGGCGTGGTCCAGCCCTCCAGAAAGAGGGCCTTCACGCGCTCCTGCTCGTCGTGGGTCATTTCTGGTTTCCCTCCCAGATTTTCCAGAACCGTTCTTTCAGTTCGGGATTGTCGAAAACGTTGCCGATTACACGATTTTCCCGAACGCCCAACATAAACCCTGTTTCGGTGTCGGTCCACATCATGTACGCTCCGGTTTTATGCCAGTAGCAAACTACTCCAACCATAAATCCATTGTCTCCACAATCTGCCTCTACCACATCTCCCTCGTAAATCTCTACGCCGTTTTTATCTTTCAGTCCGGTGTACTGGCCGACGGTTTCGCGTTGCACGCTTAGGGGCGGGCCGTTCTCTATGATCGCCGGCCAAAGGTCGGACAGGTCCAGACTGCCATACATCCACGGCTCCCATGTGCCATCGTAGCGTTTATCGCGTCCTCTGAATTTAATCTCTCTCATTCCTCGTCTCCTTCCTCCTCGCCCTCTTTTTCTGCGCTCAAGTAGTCGCCTCTCCTCAACATCCAGTCCCACTTGACAGCGAAAGGGCAGTAGGCGCCCTCGGCCTCGCTTGTGCGCAACTCTCGCGCAATTTGCTCAAGCCCTGCGGCAAGCAGTTCTCGCGTCAACGCCACGACCTCAAGTTCAATCTTCAACATCAGATTCCTCCTCTGAATAGTCCCATTGCCAGACCGTCCCGTCCGGATCCTCCCCGGTGACGGTATCCAAATATCCATCGTACTTACAGTTCGGGCATGGGTGCGCGCCAAAACTGTCCCGGCCCCAGCCGCAGCCCCAGACGATCGGAACGTCGATTTCCCGCTTACACTTCGGGCAGAAGAAAGGTGGGTGCGTTCCTGGTGGGTAGGTTTTGAGTTTAGCCAATCTTTACCTCCTTACCTCTGTATTCACGGAAAAATTTGTACGTCTCCCAGTCAGTGGCCCATATCTCCATGTTTCCAAATATGACCCCTTTTTCCATCTCAACCGTTCGGTTTACGCTGTAAATGTAGGCTTCATACATTTTTGAAAGTTTTTCCCAGTGCGGAAATTCATAGTCCCCCGATTGAGGCCGTGGGTTCATTCGGAGTAGGACCGCCTGAAGGTTTTGGTTTTCCTCGGTCACGTTACACATTGCTTTCCAGAACGCCTTCACAAACATTTCGCGCCATGCGCATACGTGTTCACTGCCTTTAAAATGAACCCTAACTATCGACCACATTTCACCTTGGCACGCCATCGCTCACCTCCTTAATTATCCTTGCCAGTTCCGGTAAATCTTCCAGCCGGAGCGTGATCATCCACGGCTTCCGGCTTTTGCGGTGGATCACTACGGGCAATTCGCCGCGATTCTTCGCGTCGCGTTCGCTCTGGTCAAACGCCTTCGCGAGATTCAAATTTTCTACTCGTTTCGCTTCAATGTGAACGCCGGGGATTCCGACTACATCGGCGTCCCCGTTCGCGCCGGAAAACTGCTGACCGCGTCGTGCGTCCACATGAAACATTTCGTTCAGCTTGTGCGCGAGTTCGCGCTCTGCGGCCGCGCCTTTTTGTCGGGAATTAACCATTGCAAGTTTCTTTTCAAAAATACAGGCCCGCCGGGAAACGCTCCCGGAAGCGGAAAAAGATTCATTTAAAATGCCGTTAAGCATAAAACCGCCGCCAAATGGCCGGGCCGTGTTCGGGTTATCTGTTCAAACAAGCGCGTCTATATATTGTGCCGCTTTGTCATATTCCTCAAACCAAATTGCGACGATCGCGTTTCGTTCGTTTCCGCTGAATTGATTCAGGAATCTCTCAAACGCCTCCTCCCGTTTGTCAAATTCCTGCTGCGCAAACTTCAAGTATTGCAAGGCCTTTTTCAAATCCTCCACGCCTCCTTTCTCATTCCACCGCGCAATGTATTTGATGGCGTTGGCCCTGTTGAAGTCCAGCCGCACATCGTTGAAAAACTCGATCGGCTGGTACTCGTACTTTCTGTAGTGCGAGCCGCCGACCTGATAGGAAAGCGGGTTTTCATTGGGTTCGGTCATTTTTGCTCCTTTTTTCAATTTCGCGTTTGATGTCATAAAGCAGGTCTTGCATCACCGCCGCCTCACTGGTGAGGTAGTCGCAAGCGGCCGCGACGTGAGAGTTTCCGCACTGATACTTCGCGCTCTGGGAGACCGTGGCAACGGCTTTGATTTTGACAAATAGCCGGTCTATCAGAAGATCAATAAGCTCAGCCCACGACGAGGACTCCGCTTCCTTCTCCGAAACGTCCTCCACTGCGCCCACCTGTGCCGCGTTCCATGTCGCAGCGGCTTGTTCTTTAGTTTTTAAGCCATGCTTCAAGCCAGCGTGGCACTCCTTGCACGCCACAATATACCCGTCAGGCAAGCCTGTGTAGAAAGCCACATTTTCAGATCCGCAGCAGGGGCACGGTTTCAGTTCGGGTTCACTCATTGATTTTCCTCCTTTGTTTCAAATTCCTCAATCATCCGAATCATCGGGGCCTCGCGCATATAATCATCCGGCCGCATAAAAATCTCTGCGGTCTTGCGCAACGCCCACGCCATGTTGTTAATATACCCACGCGTTCCTGGTTTTGGGACCTGCACCGTGAAATTGTATGGGTATGAATCACAGCGAATCTGGAATACGTCAAAGTTCTTCTGCTCTTTCTTCTGAATGAGGTAGCCACTGGATTCCAGCTTGTTCATCAGAAATTCTCTAAAGGTCATTGGGTTTCCTTTCTTACTCAAAACAAATTCCCGCTTGGGTTTTTATTTCAACGGTGACAATCGTGTCGTTGTGCCATCCTCCGTGTGGCACTAGTAAAATTCTCTGAATCGTAAATCCGTAACGGCTCCCGATTCCTCCACTGTTCCAGCCGAATGTTATCACTTTCCCTCCCGGCTTCACAATGCGCCCGATCTCTCGCTTCTGGTCTCCCCAGAATTTCGCTTGTGTTGCTTCCTGTGTCACAGTCTGCCCGACGCTCTCATAGCACTCGGCGATCTGGCGCGGGGAATAAGGCGGGTCATACAACACGCCATCCACGGAGGAATCCTCAAACATTCTCAGGAAGTCCAGCGCGTCTAAATGGTAGTCGGTGTTAAAATCCGGGTTTAGGTCATTGGTGACTTTTGCCAGTCTTGAACGGTTCGCGAATGGGTCGATCCACAGAGGACCGCCGCCCATTTCCTCGGCCAGCAGTATTTTAATTGGAGGAATCTCAAACGTGTTTTTGTTTGGCATTGACCAAACGCGCTCAATCCGCATTTCCTCCTCCTAAAACGGAATCCCTTCCGTGTAACTGTCAGGCGTCGGCGTCCAGTCTGGTTTTGCCTCTGTCTGATTTTTGACTGATTGTTGAATGTTCAAGGCGTTCCGATATTCGGCGTGAATATTCTCGCCTCCTGCGTACGTTGTATCGTTCGTGTCGGCCTGTTTGTCTTTGTGGAACATCTGGAAACGCTCACAAATTACTCTCAAACGGGTTTGCTTCTTTCCGTCCTTTTCCCACTGGTCCTGTTTCAGCCTTCCCTCAATCAGGATAGCATCGCCTTTGCGGAGGAATTTGGAGACGTTTTCCGCGTTCGCGCCCCAGAACGTCACGTCAATAAATGTGGTTTCCTGCACCCACTCCCCGGACGGGCTTTTCCTCCGGTCGTTCACGGCTACGGCATTTTCCGAAAAGGCCATGCCGCTCTGGAAGTATTTCACTTCTGGATTGCGGCACAAGTGGCCGACGATGATAACACGATTAAAGTTTGGCATCAGGGGTCCCTCCTTCGGTCTTTCTTGACCACTTTGACCAGTTCAAACATTTCGCAGAAACGCGAATAAATCCGTTCGCCGAAAAGCGACGTGATGGAATTTTTCTCCGCCTGGAAATTCTGCCCCACGAGCAGGTTTGTGGTGATGATCACGAGCTTCCCGTAATTATCCCAAAGATTGTACAGGTCGTACAAAAGGGATTGTGTGACAGGTTCGTTTCCGTAGTGTTTGATTCCCGCCTCCGCTCCAAGATCGTCGATGATTACCGTCGTGTCGTGTTCGTACAGAGTGGAATAATCCAGATAAAACTGCTCCGGGTCCACACCGTACGCCTTGTCAATTTCCTGCATCGGGTAGTAGGGGCGGCGGAACTTGCAACTCAAGTACTTCGCCAGCGTCGTTTTTCCTGCTCCTACCGGGCCGCAGATCAAGAGGCCCTTGTACGGGCGTTCCGTTTCCTGCGGATTCATTTCGTGCGCCTCATAGCGTCCGACCCAGTGCCAGAAACTTTCATCCAGACCTTCCCATTCGAGGCCGTAATTATCCCGGACTTTCTGCCGGCTCGATTCGGCGTGTTCAATAACGGCGGGTGTCGCCTCCTGCTTCTGTTTCCGCGCCACACATCGGCGCAGCATTTCCTTTGTAACTATCATTTATAAAACTCCAAGTTTGTAAAAGCGGATTCATCGCGCCGCTTTGAATTGTTTTGGTTTTGCGGTCTGGCTTTATTTTGCGAATTTCCCAGCCACGTGTTAATATGTTTCAGGATGCCAGCGTTTGTTTTCCGGTTCTTCGGGTTTGACAGGCTCCACGCGATACAGGCCCTGAGTTCGGCGGGGACGTCGATCCCCTGGTAGAGTTCCCTGAATTGGTCAAGCGTTGTTTTGTCAAGCTCCCAGTCTGTCCCGTCGATCAGTTTCCAGACGAAACCAGTCTTTTCTTCCTCGGAGAGTTCGGAATTTTTCAGACCTCTGCGCATTAATAAATTATTAATATTTAAATTTAAAATTTTTATTATTAATATTAATATATTATTAATGCGGAGAGCTTTGAAATTTTTGAGCAAATCGGCGATTTCTTCGGCGATCCTCTGGTTTTCCTCCTCCTCGGAGATTTCGGGTTTCGTCTCGTGTTTTACGGGTTCAAACGCATCTTCGGGTTCTGGTTCCGGCTCCCATGTCTCCGGGGTTTCTTCGGGTTTGGTTTCAGTTTTTAAGTTTTTAAAAACTGATTTTCCCTTGTAATCTTCCGCACATTCAGGAGAGCAAAACCATTTTCCGCCCTCCTCGACGTAGGTATAATTCGGGTCGGCCTTGTTTGTCTCCCAGATCGGCGTGCCGCAGCCGTTGGCGCAGAATGACGGCGGGGCGGATGGTTCGTTTTCACACTTTAAATTTTTAAAGTGTGAATTTTGGAGTTTTGTTGGATATTCCTTTCCATCGGACCGCACAACGGTTTCTGGAAATTTCCACCCTTCGGATTCCATTTCGTCGCGCAAGTGCGTAATGGTCGGCACGCTGCACCGGCACAATTTGGCAATGTCGCTATAGGGTTTCGCTGGAATTTCGCCACGGCTCAGCTTTTCCATCACCATGCGCCGGAATTTGCGCCAGTCTTTTGGCCCCATATCAATTCCTTGCACTCCGTTCTTCTCCACGGATTTCTGCAAGAGGGTCCAATCATCACTGCCGCCTTCCGTGACGTTGCAAGGAACGGTTTCAAATCCGGCGCGTTTCGCTGCTCTGAATCGGTGGATTCCATCGGCGATGGTAAATTTCCCGTCTTTCAGAACAACGTCAATGGGCGGGAAGTCCCCCCAGTCGTTTCGCTCCAGGAAGTACTCGGCGTACTGGTCGACCTTCTCTTCACGGGTCTCCTCGCGAATCTGGAACGAATCGTCAAGTTCAATCAGTTCAATTTGTTGTATCATGTTTGATTTTCGGTTTCACTTGTCAAATAAACTTTGACAACTTGTTTGAGTTAAAACAAAGGAGGTCAGGCCACCCCATGCCACCGCACCGCTACACGTCAGAAAGGAAAGTCCAAAATACCGTGTCGGCTTGCGTCGCACCCGCATAAAAGGACGGGTGGGACTGAGGCACATGGCGCCAATGATCGAAACGCCACGTTCGCCTGTTCATCCGTGCTCGCCAAGAGATTACCCGTGGATGGTATGCTTTTGCGTGTTCGCGTTCGGGCCCGGTCCGAAAAACCGCGCTGCGAGTTCCTCAATCTGCGCGTCCAGCGACTTCTGGAAGGTCAGCACATTGACCGGGAGTTCCAGGTCGTTCTTTTCAATGTAACGTTTGATTTCTGCCCTGTACCCAAGGACCGCGAGAAATAGCCGGTACAGGTCAAATTCTTCAAATTTACTTTGCATTGAGGGCCTCCTTCTTTGAAGTCAGCAGCGATTTGATGGATTCCTTTTCCGTTTCTGTCAGGCGTTCGTCTGCCGACATTTCTTTATAGACTTCCATCAGAGCGTCCACGGTTTCAGAAAATTCGATATCTTTTTTGTAGTTGTTATATGGGCTTGCCTTTGGGATAACGTCTTTCAAGTTCGCGCCCTTCTGGGGAACGACAATAGTATTCGGAGGATCGGGTTTTTCATCCACGTCTCCATCGACAATTTCCGCGCCAGTTACCATCTGATAAAGCCACGCTCTCGCCTTACGCGTCGCCTTGCCGATAGCCGCGTCCTCCGCCATTCCAGCATTCAGCTTCACGACAAAAGGAATAGTTTCGGTGTGTTCCTCGTTGTTGTAAATCCAGTGGATTTTCATTCTGACCGTCCCCTTGCGTTCGCCGAGTTGAGGCACTTCCGGCGTCATGTCATATTGAAGGCCCTTGACCTTGTTTTTCAGGAGATGATGAAAACCTTCCTTTGTGATGTAGCAACGGCCCTGAATGATATTAAACTGGTTTCCAACAGGGTAAACGCCAGCAATAGCCGCCTCAATGAGCGCGTCGCGGATCTGTTCGTCTGAATATGGAACCATGCGCCCGTTTGAATCTTTCATGCCTTTGTCTGTCAGGAATCCGACCGCAGTGTCTTTGAGTTTCACAAACTCTTTCAGTACGGGGCCGGTCAAAAGTTCGCGCAGTTGGTTGACCGCTGCGGCGATCATTACGGACCGCTTAAACGGCGCAAGCTCCAATCCGGCTTCTTCTGCAAGTACAGCGGCGGCGTCAAGCTGCGTGACCGTCTGCTCTGGAATGATAGTAAGTTCGTTTGACATTGTTAATCCTCCTGATCAATAGATCTCAAAAAAGTCATGGGGCGAATCCCCTCACGATGATTCTGGAAATTAGCCTTAAATTCTGAAAACTCCGCGAACGTCATGCCGAGGCGCTTTGAAAGCTCTTCCGCAACGTCCGCCCAGCGCGTATCAACACGGCCCGATTGCTTCGCGTAACGCAGGATCGTCTTTCCGGTCTCCGGGTTTACCAATTCCTCCGCGTCCTCCATGTAACAGGCGATCTGGTCTTTCAATCCCTGCTCCTCACGTTCCAGGTCCTTTTTGTCGCGCCGCAGTTCCCAGAGGCAGAGAGCGGTTTCCAAAATCGCCTGATTTGCCTCGATGGTTTTCCCGCGTTTCGATTCGCGCCAGATTCTTTTGCAGTCCGCCTCATTGATGGGGGCAGGGGCTACGCCGTTGACGATGTGTTTGTCCCACCATTCGATGAGATACTCCCTCATACTGAAAATAGACTCCTCGTCTCTTTCCACTGGGAAAATCTGGACCTTCCCGGTCGGCTTGTAGAGTACCGCAACATCGGCGGATTTCAGCATGGGGAACAATCCCAAGTAATGCTGGACCTGTGCCTGATAATGGAGCGGCACTTCTTTCCACTCATAATCAATAGTGGTCTTGATTTCCAGAAGGCGATCCGCCCTGACTTCTGACCGAAAGTTCGTGATGTTTCCAGACGTATTAATTAATCTGTCAACATTTCCCAACAAGCACCCGTCTTTTGCGGTGAAGTTGTACCGGCGCGGGATCAGTCCGGTCTGCTTCTTGTACTGTCCCGCAATAAACTCTTCCGCGAACGTTCCGAAGTCAAGAGTCTCCTGGTTCTCTGGGACGTGTTCGACGTGCTTATACTTTTCCTCCCAGACCATGTAAGGGGTACGGAAGGGGGAGAAACCCATAATGGCTGCGGCGTCACTGCCGCCAATGCCTCCCGACCTGATTTTCTCCCAATCAGACCGGTTCTTCCATTTAATGTATTCCACTGAAACCTCCTTGAAAAAGTGAAAAAATTTTAACTATTTTCTCCTTTTTTTCTAAACTAAAAAGGGAGAAAAACAATAAATTAAAACAGTGAAGCAATCAGAAAACCTCGCAATTTACCGAAGCAAACCAAGGCAGAGAAAGAAAATCCAGCTTTTTAAACAAAAATAATGGAACTGTCAATCCCCCCTTGAATCTTTTGAGAATCCTGATATACTTCGATTTGTTTTTAATCCTCCTATTTTAACAGGTTTGTCTAATTTAAAACTTTCAGCAAAGGAAAAGCAAAAATGAATTATCCAAAACCGAAACTCAAAAAGGGTTACTGGTACATCCGTATCAAAGGCCGTGACTACTATCTCGGAAAAGATCAGGCCGAAGCCATCCAGTCTGCCAATGTTCTGATTGTTGAAAAATTGTATAGGCCGACAAGCCCCAACAATTTTACGATTGGCGAAGTGTTGAGCCTTTACATAAAGGACATTGGCCCTGATATTGCACCTGCAACACTGCGAAACTACACGTCATATTGCGTGATGATCTCTGGGCGCATTGGCAAATACCAAGTTCAGGACTTTACGAAACACGTATTTTCGCGCCTCCTGGATCGCATGGCGCACGATGGGAACGCTGCCGGGACAATCAAAAACCACCGGCGCTTACTGCTTGCCGCCTTAAAGTATGCGGAATCTATCGGCATTGTGCCAGACGGAACGTTTCACACCCTCGACGTTGTGCCTGTACCTCGACGCGCCAAACGCCCGGCACGTGTAACACCGATAAACATTCAGGACATCGAAGCCGTGAAGGACATCTTAAGCGAAACACTTTACGACGTTCTACGCCTGGAATGCTTGACCGGGATGCGTCCTTGCGAACTGCTCTCGCTGCGCAAGTGCGATTTTATCAGCACCGGCTCCGGCCTCTGGAAAGTGGTTCTTGAAAACCACAAGACCGCATGGAAAACCGGAAGCCCACTCGTAAAGTTTATCGGCCCTCGCGCCCAGGGGATACTGGAAAAGTACATCGACAAAGCGCAAGGCTTAACCGCGCCTTTGTTTGTATCTCCGCGTGGATTGAAGCTGACGCCGGAAATCGTAACAGGGACGCTCGTTTATTTGAGGAGGAAGCACCCCGACCGATTCCCGCCGAAGTTCACCCAGTACCAGTGCCGACACCGCGCCGGAACGGACTCCCGCCGTGAAGCTGGACTTGAAGGAGCGCAAGCATACCTCGGCCACTCCTGCCGGGCAACGTCCGAAATTTACGCCGAAGTGGATTATTCACTCGCCGAAATGATCGCACGCAAAATAGGATAAATTGTCAAGGATTATGGCGGTCAGTCTTTGGCCGCCCGTTCTAACTGATTTACTCTCGCCTCAAGAATCTCAATGCGTTTCCCGAAGGTTACGCAGTCGCAGTTCTCCAACACCTTTACAATAAAAGCATTGGTGCTTAAACCACTCCGCTCCGCCAGGGATTTAACCTTTAGCGCAAGCGGTTTTGGAAGCCTTAAAGCGTAGTTGTAAACGTCAGTTTCGTTTCTCATCATATTACCATAATAGCACAAGCCGAAAAAATTGCAAGGGGTCCGAGAAGATTTTTTTAGAAAATTTTGGATTTTTTGGGAAATTTAATTTTAGGCAATTTAACTAAAATTATTGAAATTTTAAGAATGGAGAAAATGATTAAAATAGAAAAGCAGGGGAAGAGAGAGAAGGTAGAGAGAAAGGGAAAGAATGGGGGCAAACTACCAAGTTTTGCAAAACACGGAGGA